CGGGGACGCGCTGCTATCAGCGGGCGCAGGCGAACCCCGGCGGCGTGGGACATGGGTGGGTCAAGGAACGCTTTATTACGGCGGGCGCGCCGATGCAAACGATCTGGGAGCAATTTAAGATCCGATTTCCTGATGGACACGAGGAAATGCGATGGAAGAGCCGCATCTTCGTGCCATCGACCGTATTTGACAACAAGATCCTGCTTGCCAACGATGAAAGCTACCTTACAAAGCTCGCGTCGATGCCGGAGGCAGACAAGCGGGCGCTGCTGTACGGCGACTGGGACAGCTTTACGGGCCAGGTATTTACGGAGTGGCGCAACGATCCGGATCATTACCGGGATCGGCTCCATACCCACGTGATCGCCCCCTTCCGGGTGCCGGATGACTGGGCCATCTGGTGCGGGCTGGACTGGGGCTATTCCCGGCCCTTTTCGGTGGGCTGGTACGCCGTGGACCGAGAGCGGCGCATGTACCGGATCCGGGAATACTACGGCTGCACCGGCACACCCAACACCGGCCTCAAGATGGAGCCGGGGGCGGTGGCCCGGGAGATCCGGAGGATCGAGGCGGAGGACCCCAACCTCAAGGGCAGGGCCATCCACCGGGTGGGAGATCCCGCTATCTGGGGCAGCGACGGCACGGAGAGTATCGGGGCGCTGATGGAGCGGGAGCGGGTGTATTTCACCAAGGGGGATCACGCCCGCATCGACGGCAAGATGCAGGTGCACCACCGGCTGGCCTTTGACGAGGCCGGGGTGCCCATGCTCTACGTTTTTAGCACCTGCAAGCACTTTATCCGGACGGTGCCCAACCTGGTCTATGACGAGGCGGACGTGGAGGACATTGACACCGACGGCGAGGATCACATCTATGATGAGCTGCGGTATGTGTGTATGTGCAATCCCATAGCGCCGCCCCGGCGGGTGGCGGAAGAGCCCAGGCCCTACGATCCCCTGGATCTGGGGCAGGAGTCCCGGGGATACGACAGATACGATTTTTACAGGCGATACTAAATCAGGAGGTACTAAGCAATGGCAATTTTTGGCAAGAGACGGCAGGAGGACCAGCTCCCGGAAGAGCTGGCCGGGGCGGACCTGGGAATGGCTGCGCCCCAGGGTGTGGAGGCCGGGAGCATGGGAGCCGTCCCCGGCATGGGCCGGAGCTTTGGACTGCCCGGAGCCCAGGAGCGGGAGGAGATCCCGGAACCCAAGGCCCAGGCCATGATGCTGGCCGGGGTGGGCCAGAAGGCCCAGCGCATCGGGCGGGAGGAGATCGCGAAGGCAATCTCTACCCTCGCCAAGTACAAGCAGGGCAAGGCTAATCTGGAAAACCGGGTGGTGCAGGATGAGCTGTGGTGGGAGCTGCGGCACTGGGAGGCTATCCGCCAGGGCAAAAAGGCCAGCCCGGAGGCGGTTACGGCGGAACCCAGCTCCGCATGGCTGTTTAACGCCATCCTCAACAAACACGCCGACGCCATGGACAACTACCCGGAGCCTGTGGTGCTGCCCCGGGAGAGAAGCGACGAGGAAAGCGCCAAGACCCTGTCCTCCGTGCTGCCGGTGATCCTGGAATACAACGACTATGAGCAAACCTACTCGGACAACTGGTGGGAAAAGCTGAAGCACGGCACGGCGGCATATGGTATTTTCTGGAACCCTGCCAAGGAAAACGGCCTGGGGGACGTGGACATTCGGGAGATTGACCTCCTCAAGCTCTTCTGGGAGCCGGGGATCACGGACATACAGAGCAGCCGGAACCTCTTTATCGTGGACTTGGTGGACGAGGATCTGCTGGAGCAGCAGTACCCCCAGTACAAGGGCCACCTGAAGGGCGGGGCTGTGGATGTGAAGCAGTACATCTACGACGATACCGTGGACACCAGCGGCAAGAGCGTGGTGGTGGACTGGTACTACAAGATCAAGGCGGCCTCCGGCAGGACGGTGCTGCACTACGCCAAGTTTGTGGGAGATACCCTGCTGTTTGCCAGCGAAAACGAGCCGGAGTATCAGGAGCGGGGCTGGTACGATCACGGGCAGTACCCCGTGGTGCTGGACGTCATGTTCCCGGAAAAGGGGACGCCGGTGGGCTTTGGCTACGTCGCCATCTGCAAGGACCCCCAGCTCTACATTGACAAACTGTCCGCCAATATCCTGGAAAACTCCATGATGACCACAAAAAAGCGGTTTTTTGTGTCGGACAGCACGGGGATCAATGAGGAGGAGTTTTTGGACTGGTCCAAGCCCCTGGTCCATGTGCAGGGGGCCCTGGACGACAGCCGGATCCAGGAGATCGTGACCCGGCCTCTGGACAGCATCTACGTCAATGTGGCCCAAATGAAAATCGAGGAGATGAAGGACACGGCTGCCAACCGGGACATTAACTCCGGCTCTGCCGGGTCCGGCGTGACCGCAGCGGCGGCCATTGCGGCCCTCCAGGAGGCGGGCAACAAGGCCAGCCGGGACATGATCGCCGCCAGCTACCGCACCCACGTCAAGATCAACTCCATGTGCATTGAGCTGATCCGGCAGTTTTACGACGAGATCCGGAGCTTCCGGATCTCGGGGACCATGCCGGGGACCTATGACTTTATCGACGTTTCCAACCAGGGCCTCCGGGACCAGGTGGTGGGCCAGGCTGCGGACGGTCAGACCCTGTACCGCAAGCCCATATTCGATCTCAAAATCAAGGCCCAGAAGAAAAACCCCTTTAGCCGCATGGAGCAGAACGAGCGGGCCAAGGAGCTGTACGGCCTGGGATTTTTTAATCCGGAGCGGGCCCAGGAGGCCCTGGGGGCGCTGGAAATGATGGAGTTTGAGGGCATTGACAAGGTCAAGGAGCAGGTGCAGAACGGACAGACGCTCTTAAATGTCTGCCAGCAGCTCTCCCAGCAGCTGGACCAGATGGCGGCTCTCCTCCAAAACCTGACTGGCCAGGACATGGGCGCAGGGGACGTAGGAGCGGCCCAGAGCGGCGGAAGCTCCCGGGCATCCTCCGGCACCAAGACGGTCAGCACGGGCAGCACCGGGCCGAAGATCTCCTGCTGCATGGCGGGGGAGTCTATCGGGACGCCGGTCAGCACAGCGGGCTCGATGAAGCGCGTCTCCGCGCCGCCCAGATCGGCGGAAGTTCCCGGACAGCCTCCGGGGCCCGGACGGCGGCCACGGGCAGCACCGGGGCGGGAAGCAGCCTTGCAAGCGGCATTATGGAGGCCCAGACCCCCATGACGGACTACGGCTCCCGGCTTGCCAAGCGGAGCAGCCCGGACATGGAGGCAGGGAGTGCCACATGACCAGGATCTACTGTGAGCGGGACGGAGACCGGTATCTGATCTCTGCCAAGGGCCACGCCACGGGCAGCGAAAAGGCCTGCGCCGCCGTCTCCGGCATCCTGTACGGCCTGGCGGGGTACCTCGCCAACGACAAGACGGCAGAGGTCATCACCTGCCGCATGGAGCCGGGAGACGCCGTGATTCATGCCAGAGGCGGGGAGGCCCTGGGCGGGGCGTTTTCCATGGCGGCCATCGGCCTGGGGCAGATCGCCCAGGCGGAGCCGGAGCGGGTGACGGCGAAAATCCTGTGGGAGATGTAAATACGATTTACCAGGGGGGCGGAGAAATCCGCCCCTTTTGCTATGCTATGGGTGTCCTCCTGTTTCACCTCCGGGGCGGCTGGCCGGATTTTCGGTCCGCTGCCCTAAAGGTGAGATAGGGGCCGACCCACAGAGGCGTTACATCTGCGACGAAAAGGAGGCAAAATCCATGAAAATCCAGTTTTTGAAGGCAGTTCTTTCCCTGTTCGACGGCGGAGCCGCAGGAGCGGGGGACGGTGCGGGGGCGGCGGCCTCCGGCGAGGGAGCTGCCCAGGGTGATGCACAGCAGAGCCCCGTTTCCACCCGGCGGGGCAGATCGGGCGCATTTTCCAACGTGAAATTCGGCAAGCAGCCTGCGGCGGAGGCCGGGGACGCTGCCCAAACTGGTTCCGACGCCGGGAACGACAAAGCGGGCGTGAGCACCACGTCCGACACCCTGGAAGCCAAACGAAACGCTTTCCGGGAGCTGGTAAACGGCCAGTACAAGGACATTTACACCGAGGAGACCCAGCGGATCATCGACCGGCGATTCCGCCAGACCAAGGGCCTGGAGGATACCGTGGGCAAGCAGCAGCCAATCATTGACATGCTGCTACAGCGGTACAAGATCGCAGACGGGGACATGGGCAAGCTGACCCAGGCCATCGAAAACGACAACGCCTATTGGTCCGAGGCCGCCGAAGAGGCGGGAATGTCCGTAGAGCAGTACAAGCAGTTCCAGCAGCTCCAGCGCAACTATGAGGCCCTGCAGCGGCAGACCCAGAAGGCCCAGAGCGACCAGCGGGCCGAGCAGCAGCTGGAGGCCTGGTACCGGCAGGCCGATGCGGTAAAAGCATCTTACCCCAGCTTTGACCTCAACGCCGAGGTGGGCAACACCCAGTTCATGGCCATGCTCCGGGCCGGAGTGCCCATGCAGCATGCCTATGAGGTGTGCCACCTGGACGACATCAAGGCCGGTGTGGCTGCGACCCAGGCCCAGGCCACGGAAAAGCAGATCGTTTCCTCCATCCGGGCAAAAGGCGCAAGGCCCCAGGAAAACGGGACCGCCGCCCAGAGTGCGTTCGTCGTAAAGGACGATGTCTCCCGGCTCACCAAAGCGGAGCGTGCGGAGATCGCCCGAAGAGCAGCACGGGGAGAGATCATCGAGTTCTGATCCTCCCAGAAGGGAGAAAACACCATGAAAACCATTACTTATCTGCCGATCACGCTGAATCTTTTTGATGCAGTGATCAACAAGACTACCTCCGCCGACGTTTCCGGCAAGAACGACCTGTCGGGGGAAATGAAAACCTACTACTCCGACTATCTCATCGATATGGCGGAGCCCGAGCTGGTCCATGACCAGTTTGGCCAGAAGCACCCCATTCCCAAGAATGGCGGCAAGACCATCGAGTTTCGGAAGTACGACCCCCTGCCCAAGGCTCTGACCCCCCTGACCGAAGGTGTCACCCCCACGGGCCAGAAGCTGAACATGGGCGTCATCACCGCAACCGTGGCCCAGTACGGCGGCTTTATCGAGCTGTCCGACCTGCTGCTGCTGACCGCCATCGACAACAACCTGGTCCAGGCCACGAAGCTGCTGGGAAGCCAGGCGGGCCGGACCCTGGACACCATCACCCGTGAGGTCCTCAACGGCGGCACCAACGTGCAGTACGCCGAGGGCCAGGTCAGTGCCCGGGCGGATCTGGTGGGCGGCAGCGCCACCGCTTCCGACAACCACTACCTGACCGTGGACGCCATCCGGCGGGCCGTGAGATTCCTGAAGGTCATGAACGCTCCCAAGATCAACGGCTACTACGCCGGTATCATCCATCCCGACGTGAGCTACGATCTCATGAGCGATCCCAAGTGGGTCAACGTCAAGACCTACTCCGACCCCGACGGCATCTACCAGGGCGAGATTGGCCGCATTGAGGGCGTCCGCTTCGTGGAGACCAGCGAGGCCAAGGTCTGGACCCATGCGGGCAAGGACAAGTCCACCGGCACCGCCACGGCAACCGCCCGGGACGTGTACTCCACCCTGATTATGGGCGCCGACGCCTACGGTGTCACCGAGATCACCGGCGGCGGCCTGGAGCACATCGTCAAGCAGCTGGGCTCTTCCGGCACTGCCGACCCCCTGAACCAGCGGGCCACCGCAGGATGGAAGGCCACCAAGGTTGCCGAGCGGCTTGTGGAGGCCTACATGGTCCGGATCGAAACCACCAGCACCTTCAACTCCTAATTCACCCGGGGCGGGGGAACCCGCCCCTACAAAATCACAACAGGAGGAACCATCATGGCACAGAAAACGCAGACCGCAGAGGAGATCCTGGCAAACGCCAAGGCCCAGGAGGAGAAAATCGTAGCGGAAGCCAAGGCCGAAGCGGCAAAAATCGTAGCAGAAGCAAAGGCTCAGGTGGGAGCCGCCACCAAGGATCCGGAGGACCTGGTCCCCGTCCGGCTGTTTAAGGACGGAGACAAGTACAAGGATGACGTGTTCGTGGCGGTCAACGGTCGGGCGTACCAGATCCAAAGGGGCGTCACCGTAAAAGTCCCCAGATATGTGGCGGACGTGCTGGAACAGAGCATGGAACAGGACAACGCCACGGCAAACCTCATTGAGCAGGAAAGCTCCAGCTATGAGGCGGATGCCAGGGCCCGGAAACTGCTGTAAAAAAATATCCGCGAGACAAAAGGCATGGTGCGACACGGCGCAGCGAGGTACGGAGGAATCTCCTGCCCCGCTGCGCTTTTTTCGGAAAGGAGCGAAAATGGAGAGAATTATCCGTGTGCAGGTATCCGGCTGCACGGTGAAGAAGGACAACCGGACCGCCGGTGTGCAGGGCGAGGTTAACGTCACGACCCTGCGCCTGACCTTCGGCGAGGACTGGGCTGGCCTGGCAAAGAAGATCATTTGGCTGGACGCCAACGGCCTGAACCCGGTGGAGAAGCCCCTGACGGCGACGGTGGGCACGGGGGACTATGACACCGAGATCCCGGGAGAGCCCCTGACGGCGGCGGGGAGCTGCTGCTTTACCATCCAGGGGACCAGAGACGGGGCCGTGGCGCTGACCGTGACGGACCACATGACGGTGCTGCCCAACGACAGCTACGGCATGACCCCCGGCAATACGGCGGAGCCGACGCCCACCCAGGTGGAGCAGCTGCAGACCCAGATCGAGGGGATCATGCCCCAGGTGACGGAGCAGGTCAAAAATCTCAACGTCTGGGAGGCGTGGTCCGGCGAGACGGCCTATGAGCCCATGCAGAAGGTGTACCGGCAGGGAAGCTCCTACGTTTGCACGGCAAAGTGCACCGGGAAGGACCCGGCGGAGGACGTGGGAGACGGAACCCAGGGGACCTACTGGCTGCTGATCGCAAAGCAGGGGGACACCGGCCCCAAGGGAGACAAAGGCGACACTGGGGCAGCGGGCCCACAGGGGCCACAGGGAGATCCTGGGCCCAAAGGGGACCCGAGCGAGGGGCTGAACCTCACCGGCGCCACGGTGGGCCAGATCGCCAAGATCACGGAGGTGGACGCGAGCGGCAAGCCCACCCGGTGGGAGCCGGTGGATCTGCCTGGTGGGGGTGTAGAGGATGTGCAACTCAACGGCAGTAGCATCGTGCAGGGGGGCGTGGCAAAAATACCACTAATGAGCAAAGGAGTTTTTGGTGTTGCATATGTATCCGGCGATGTAACATCTGGGCTGGAGCTGGATAGAAAAGGACAAATTTGCATCATGAACGCCTCCGAATACTTTATGGCTAATAGATATGGGAGCTATGCAATAAAATTTGAAAACTACGACAAAGCGGTGAAACACGCTATGTGTGATGGTAAGGGCGCCGCGTGGACAGACACCGAGCGCCTGGCGGCATTGCTGCGACTTGGATGCACGGTTGGAGACGATGGCACTGTAAAGTGGACAGCGCAGGAGGGATAGGGGCATGAAATATATCTATAAGGATAAACCAACATATGACCCGGAAAAAAGCGACCTATACCCGGATTACAGGATAGAAAACGGAATCTTTTACGCCGGTTGGAAGGTAACACCTAAGCTTGACGAGGATGGATATGCGCCAACACCGGATGAGCAGCCGGAGGATGCACCAACGCTGCGGGAGCGCATGGCGGCCCTGGAATCCGCTATGCTGGAGATGCTGGGGGTGAGCTTATGATCGCATTTTTGGCCATGCAGGTACGGATCGGCAGGATCACCATTGAGCAGGTGCCGGAAAAGTACCGGGAGCGGGTAAGGGCGGCACTGGGAAACGGATAATGGAAGGGAGAAAATCATGGCAACGATCAATGAAGTAATCGAACGGGTGAACCAGATGCGGCCGGACGCCGTGGACGACGAGACCAAGGCCCGGTGGCTCATCGACCTGGACGGGCAGCTTTTCCGGGAGACGGTGCTGCGGCACCGCCTCACCGAGGGGAGGGAGCCGAAGGGCCCGGCGGCGCTGTGCCCCGTCTGCGGCGGGACCGTCACCTATGACCGGCGGATGGATTCCAGCGCCTGCGACAGCTGCGGCTGGTCCGACATGCCGCAGATCGCCAAGGAATGGCCGGAGGACGGGGACAAGGACCTGCTGGTCCCGGCTCCCTATGACAGGCTGTACGACCTGTACATCATGGCCCAGGTGGATTTCCTGAACCGGGAGAGCGACAACTACAACAATTCCGTCCTGGCCTATAACACGGCCCTGGACGAGTGGCAGAAGAACTATCACCGGCGGCATATGCCCCTGGGGGCCGGAGCCGTCACCAATCTTTGGTAAGGAGGGACCGATATGCGCTTACCCTATATGCAGACCAACACGCAGAAGCGTCAGCAGCAGATCATTGCCTTCCGGGGCCTGAACTACGGAGAAGGGGCCGTGGACGGGGAGTTTTCGGAGACGGAGAACCTGTCCACGGCCCGGTTCCCATGCCTGTCCCAGCGGGCTGGGCGGGCCACGGAGGGGCACTATGCAAACGGGACAAATCTATTCTGCGACGCCCAGGGGAAACTGCTGGTCATTGACGGGATCACGGTTTATTACGACGGACGCATTGTCGGAACGGTCACCCCGGGGGACAAGCAGATTGCCTCCATTGGCACGAAAATCGTAATCTATCCGGACGCTGTTTACTATGAACGGGCGGAGGATTCTGCTTCCTTTCGGGATCTTGGGAAGCTTAGGTTCCCAAGATATGGTATCCAGTTCTCCGGAGCAAAGATCACTATGCTATCCGGCGTTACCTCCGACGAGAACCCATCCTGGGGCATTGGCGTGGACCGGGTGGTTGAGACCGGAAAGCTGACAGAACCAGGTAACACGGCTATAACGATATATTCGACCATCGGTGTGAACGAGGAAAGCGGCCTTATTACGAAATCCGGCGCCAGCCAGACCACTTTTTCCGGGCTGAAAGCCGGGGACCGAACAGACTACCAATGCGAGGAAGGGTCCCTGTTTGCAGATGGCGGACAGTACCGGGAGATCGACAGTGTACGGCAGTTGGATGGTGGGCTTTATGAGGTGAGCTACACGATGCACCAGGCGTTCTGGTACAGTTATGAAACCTGGGACAAATACTTCAGCGTAGGGGATTCCGTCTACATCGCGGGTTCCGGGAACAGCGGAACCCGAAAGATCACAGCCATAGATCAATTCACCATGACCGTGGAAGGGGCAGACTTCGAGCATCAGGGAGCGCAGGACGGAGAAGTGACCATTGGCTGGCAGTACCCCAATTTTGCCTGCGTGTGCGAAAGTGATAACCGGATCTGGGGGGCGGAGGGGAACACCATCTACGCCTCCGCTCTGGGCGACCCGGAGCATTTCTTTGCGTACAAGGGCGTGTCCACGGACGGATACGCTGTGGCAGTTGGCACCGACGGAGCGTTCACGGCCTGCTGCCCCTATTCCGGTTCAGTGCTCTTCTGGAAGGAAGACAGGCTCCACAAGGTGCTGGGAAGTTACCCCGCCCAGTATGAAGTCTACACCTACCAGATCCCGGGGGTGCAGAAGGGGTGCGAGAAAAGCCTTACGAACATCGGTGAAGTGCTGTACTACCAGGGGAAGAACGGGATCTACGCCTTCACCGGCGGGACCCCGGAACTGATCTCGGAGAAGTTCGGCCTGCGGCGGTTCCACTCCGGCCGGGCGGGCACCGACGGGGAGCGGTATTACATCTCCATGCAGGACGAGGCGGGGGCCTGGGGCCTATACACCTTTGACCCCATGCGGGGCCTCTGGCTCCGGGAGGACGGGACCCATGCCGCGGAGTTCACACGGGTTGACGGGGAACTCAGATTTCTTACCGCAGGGGGCGGGATCGTCGCCACGGGGCAGGACGGCAGCCAGGAGGGGCCTATCCCCTGGAGCGCCACACTGTGCCGGATGGACGAGACCAGCCACGGCAGGAAGGGCTACTCCAAGCTATACCTCCGGGCGGACCTATCCGCCGGGGCTTTCCTCAAGGTGGAGATCAGCACCGACGGCGGCCCCTTCCGCCAGGTGTTCCGGACCCACAATCAGCGGGCCCGGACCATGGTGGTCCCCATCCTGCCCCAGCGGTGCGACAACTTCCGGATCCGGCTGTCCGGTACGGGTGGGTGCATCGTCCGGAGCTTGGTCCGGGAGTTCAGTCTGGGCAGCGAGTACTAAGGAGGGGACGCTATGAAAGCAATTATCCCCCTGACCCCGCCGGGGTACAAGCAGAACAACCTGCCCGGGAGCGTGAAGGAGCTGTGCGCCTACGTCCGGAACCTGCAAGAGCAGCTGGATTTCACGCTGGGGCAGCTCCAGAAGGGCGTGGAATCCGGAAAAGCGTTGTATGATGAAGGAAAATCGGAGTTCGGAAAGACCGGGGACTGGTTCTGGGAAAAGCGCTCGGACGGGGTCTCCGTCTGCTGGGCCGTATTCCACCACAACGTTGTGGTAAATACGCCCTGGGGCAGCGTTTACGAAAGCGAACAGGCGTTTGGAGACATTGCCTATCCGGAGGGCCTGTTTGTAGGAGACGAACCGGCGGTGAGCATTACGGTCTCCGGTGTGCAGGCCTCCACCCTATCGGCGGAGATCGCGGGCGGCAGCCTGACCAAGTGCCCATACTGGCACTACGTGCGGCCCACGGCGAACGCAAACGCCAGAGATTACAAGGCCCACGTCCTGGCAATCGGACATTGGAAGTAAAGGAGATACGACATGGCGAACAAGAAGCGAGAGGAATACGGCGGCTCCGTCTATGACCAGCAGTATTTCACCGACGATGAGCTGCGGTCGGCGGCGGAGATCCGGGCGGCGGCCCAGACCGGGCGGACCAGCTGGGACGATGCCCACAAGTACGTGGAGGGGATCCGGAACAAGTACGGCTATTCCGGCGGGGCCAACGGCTATTCTTACAACCAGGCCCAGGGTGGAAAGAATGCGGACGGATCCTATAAGACCAGCTACAACAGCTCCGCCAGCATGACCACGAAGAAGGGCAGCGCCGCTCCCGGCAGCTTCAGCTATGAGGACGCGCCCCAGTATGTCAACAAGTACAAGGACCAAATTGACAGCCTGACCCAGCAGATCCTGAACCGGGAGGCGTTCAATTACGACGCCGAGAAGGACCCCACCTATCAGCAGTACCGGGACACCTATACCCGGGAGGGCAAGAAGGCCATGGAGGACACCCTGGGCCAGGTGTCTGCCCGGACCGGCGGTCTGGCATCCAGCTACGCCGGGACCGTGGCCCAGCAGAGCTACAACGACTATATGACGAAGCTCTCCGACAAGATCCCGGAGCTTCGGCAGCTGGCCTACTCCATGTACCAGGACGAGGGAAACCGGCAGCGGAAGAACCTGGAAATGCTGACGGCCCTGGAGCAGGGAGACTATGCCAAGTATGCCGACCTTCTGGCCCAGTACAACACGGACCGGAATTTCGATTACGGCGCATACCGGGACAACGTTTCCGACCTGCGGTACGGCGACGAGATGGCCATGCAGAAGGCGGAGACCATGGCGGCGGCGGGAGATTTCTCCGGCTACAAGGCCCTGGGATACACGGACGCGGAGATTGCCAAGCTGAAAGCGGCTTATCAGGCGTCCCAGTCCCTGGGCGGCTATTCCGGCGGCGGGTACTCCGGCGGGTCATCCGGCCGTTCCTCCCGGTCCTCCGGCTCTTCCGGCAGCGGCAAAACCACCGGCAGCGGTGACATTTACACCAAAATGAACAACGCCGGAATCCAGTCCGAGCAGAGCGCCAGGGCCTACCTGCTGTCCGTCGGGTACAACCAGACGGACGCAAGCCGGATCGCCGCATACTACGCAACGGACTGGAGGAAGAACAAGAGAAGCGGAGCGGGCGACCCGCTGACCAGCAGCACCAAGACCCAGACCCCGGCCTTTGCCAGCCGGTCGGCGGCGGTGAACTATCTGAAGAGCAGGGGCGCTTCGGATTCCGAGATCAACGGTCTGCTTACGGAGGACGCCTGGAAGAAGAAGCGGTCCACCTACACCCTCACCGGGTACGGAGACGAGGCGGTGAAGGCATACAGCAGCTACCGGGAATACCTGAACGCATTTACCCAGTACGCCATGGAACGGTACGGAAAATAACGGAGGGGACATATGAACTTTTCGGAATGGACCAGAGACAAGAAGCGGAAGAACCAGCAGGTGGATCTCCAGGAGACCACCAAGGAGACCTCGGCGGCACCTGCCGCCAAGGCCTCTTCCTTCGCGGAGTGGACCAAGAATCAGACGGCGGCCAAGCCTGCCCAGACCGGGCAGAGCCAGAACGCTGGCCCCCAGTCCTTTTCGGAGTGGATCCGAAAGAATCGGGGCGACAGCGCATGGCGGGAGGAAGACGTGGCGGTCCAGCAGCGGAACGACTACATTTCGGACTATACCAAGCGGGCGAACCGGGAATTTTCTGCCCAGCGGAACCGCTACGTTGCCCCGGAGACGGCGGCACAGCGGCAGACCGAGGCCGCAAGCCAGGCCAGAGCCGCAAAAAACGCCGGGACCGAGATCCTGAAAACCATGCGGCAGTCCGAGCGGTACAGCGACGAGGATACCCGCCGGGCCCTGGAGCGGCTGACCGCCGGGGACGACGTGATGGAGGCCGTCCGGAAAAACGCAGAAAACGACACGGCGTTCCGGAGCCAGTTCCAGAGTGAGGACGAGTACAACAACTGGAAGAAGTGGCAGGAGTATGAGAACCTACGGAACAACCCAGACTTTGCCGAAAAGAGCCAGTATAAGAGCACGGCCAACAACAGCAAGCCTTCCGTCATTGACATTTTGGCGGACAATTACAGGTCGGACAACAGCGGCTGGGACGATCCCCTATATGAGTATGTAAACGGCAACCAGGAGGCCGGGGCATACCTGTACAACCGGGCAAATTCCATTTACGGCTCCGGCGGAAACGCCCTCGGTGCGCTTTACGGCAACGTGGCGGACAGCAAGACCGAGGCCGTGCAGATGACCGACGATGAGCGGGCCTTGTTCAACTACATCTACGCCACCCAGGGGAAGGACAGCGCCCATGAATACTATGAGGCCATACAGTCTGGGCTGAACGCAAGACAGCGGGAGCAGGACATGACGGCCCTCCAGAAGTATGCCGGGGAGCGGCCCGTGGAAGCATCTTTTTTGAGCGTCCTGGAAAGCCCCCTGAAAGGCCTCAGCTATATCGGCCAGGCGTCGGACTACCTCTCCGGCGGAAGCATCGACCAGAACGCCGGATACAACCGGTTCGCTTATTACGGCAGCAGCATCCGAGGGAAGGTCTCCGACACCATTGCGAACAGCGGGAAGTGGGGCAAGGTGGGAAGTTTCCTCTACCAGACAGGTATGAGCATGGGAGACTTCCTGCTGAACACGGCCATTACCGGCGGCTTTGGGGTGGATGGTGCGGCGACCCCAGCTCTCGCAAAGGGCGTGGAAGCCCTGTCCCTGGCGATTATGGGCACCGGAGCGGCGGCAGACGCCACAATCGAGGCGAAGGACCGGGGCCTGACAGACAAGCAGGCCTTTACGCTGGGCACCATCGCCGGTGCGGCTGAAATCGTCACGGAAAAGGTCTCTCTGGAAACGCTGTTGGACAAGACCACGCTGGGCCGGGACGCCGTCGGGTATTTGCTCAAGAACACCCTGGCAGAGGGCAGCGAGGAAGTAGCCAGCGACCTTATCAACCTGATTGCGGACATTCTGGTGACAAAGGACAAGAGCCAGTGGCATGAGGCGATTCAGGGCTACGAAGCCCAGGGCCTCAGTGAAAAGGACGCATGGTGGAGGGCAGTCCTGGACCAGGCGGAAGAAATGGGCGTGGACTTCCTGGGCGGCGCACTGTCCGGCGGCGTAATGGCCGGTGCCGGTATCGCTATCAACTCCGGCGTCAACGATTACTACGCCCGGCAGAACGGTCGGATGATCCTTGACGCAGATGCCGTGCAGGATACCATTGACAGCGGTCTGACCATGGGGGAGAACACCCGCGCCTACCAGCAGGCCCGGGACCTGATGGCTCGGGTATCGGAGGGGCAGGACGTGTCCGCCTTGCAGATCGGCAGACTTTACGGAGAGAACGTTCAGGCCCTGGACGCCGAGACGAAGGCCGGGGACCTTCTGCTCCAGGCGGCCCGGGAGGCGGCGGAGCATGGTACCATCAGCAACAACAGAGCCCTGGACATTCTGGACAACTCTGCGGCCCTGGATACCCTGATCTCTGAGACGGGCGTGGAGATTCGGGAGGATATGACCCGAGCACAGCAGCGCAGAGCCGTCAAGAGCGCCGTAGAGGCACTTGCAAGCGAGACCACTGACATTTCCGTATCTGACGGTGAACCTGTGACGGTAAACGCAGAAAGCCTCCAGGAGGCCACCACGGCCCCCGTACAGGCTGCAACCGAAAACCGGAATCCTGCGCTCCAGGTGTTTGACGGGAAGCAGATTGCGGAGGCCGGGAAGGCTCTGGGCGAAAACGGTCGGAAGGCCCTGACCTCCACCTATGCCAAGGTGTCCGATTCCATGAGCGGGGCGGACTATTACGAAGCGTTTTCCCAGTACTACCAGGCCGGTGTTACAGGGAAAGCCATGGCCGATGTAAATTCCCAGGTGGAGATCAGCCCGGCCCAGCAGTTCGCGGCCTATGTCTCCGGGCAGAACGACGCCGCCGCAGCTGCGGCGCGGGAGAAGGTGGCGACGAAGTACGCTAAGACCGCAGGAGACGGCAGCGGACTGGTCTATGACACGTTCGTGAAGGAGGCCGTGGAGAGCGGGCGGACCCTGGAAAATAGCCGGAGCACCTATCTGACGGCGGAGACGGCGGAGCGGATCAACAGCGTGGCAAAGGCCCTGGGCCTGCGGGCGCAGTTCGTGGACACCGTGGAGGGCGGCATTGCAAACGCCCAGATCCAGGGGGACACGGTGCTGATCGAGAAGAACAACCCGAACCCCGTCATGTTCCTCACGGGACATGAGATCACCCACAGAATCCAGGAATTGGCTCCGGAGCAGTACCGGAGTTTCCGGCAGTTCATTTCCGAGAACGACGCAGATTTCCAGGCCCAGGTGGAAGCCATTCAGTCCCTCTATGAGAGCCACGGCATGGAGATCAGCTATGAGCAGGCTATGGACGAGGCGGCGGCGGACTACGCCGGGCGGCTGATGGAGGACGGCGCCCTGCTGGACGAGTTCATCCAGAAGAACCGGAAGGACAAGACCCTGCTGGAGAAGGTTCGGGATGCTATCCGGTCCATCATCGACGTTCTGACCGGGCGAGAGAAACAGCAGGCCCAGACCGCAGAGGGGAAACTGACTGCGGCGTTGGAAGCGGCAGCCCGGGAGGCGGACAGCTTGCAGAACCAGCAGGAAAATGGTACAATGCAGGAAGCACGAAATTCCGTGAAGGGCAAGTATTGGAGACCGAACCTGACGCAGAACGAATGGTCCCTTCTGAACCGGCACATGGAACAGGAGATCAACGACCCGGCCCATGCGCTGGATGAATCCACGCAATGGGCCTATGCGAACGAAAAGGGCAGCCAGGTCTTTGCAATTTACGGGATCGGAGACGGCACGGAGGCCACGCCGCTGTATGCGGTGGGCGGCAAGAAAGCAGCGGTACAGTATGATGTGTTTAAGCTTTGGATGGAGGGTAATAATGGAGAAATTGACCGAAATCGAAAAAGTCTTGATCGGATATTTGAAAACATCAAAAGCAAGAGCAGGCGTGCAGGCAACGACGTTTCTGCTGCTGAGAGAGGAACCGCAGCAAATGGAGATGTGCGAATTTCTCTCGAAGAACGAGGCGGCAACGGAACAGCAGATACTGGATCAGGCCTGGAAAATCGCAGGGTAAGCACAAAGTTCTCCCTGAAAGCAGACAATCAGGGAAGGGAGCTGACGGCGGCGCAGCAGGAATATTTCAAGGACAGCAAGGTGCGGGACGAGGATGGGGCACTCAAGGTCATGTATCACGGGACACCGGGCAAAGGCTTCACGGTATTTGATGCTGCGAAAGAAACGGACGGCGCGTTAGGCAAGGGATTCTATTTCTGCGCTTCAAAGGAATATGCGAGGGGTAATACGATAGTTAATGGTAGCTTTGCGGGTAGGGTTATAGAGGCATACTTAGACATAAAAAACCCGTACATTGCGAAATCCCCCGGAGGAATTGACACCAAGAAGCTCAAAGCACATGGCTATGATGGAGTGTATAATCCTGCTAATGACTTTTGGGTTGCTTTCTCCCCAGAGCAGATCAAGGACGTCACAAACGAAAACCCCACCCAGGACCCGGATATTCGTTTTTCTCTGAAATCCAATGTGGAGGAAACCAAGGACCTGGTGGCGCTGCACAATCTGACGGAGGACAAACTGCTAAAGTCTATCGCTCTGGGCGGGTTCCCCATGCCCAGCATCGCCGTTACCCGGCAGGACATTCCCCACACCAACTTCGGAGACATTACGCTGGTCATGGACAAGGGTGCAATCGATCCCAAGGCCAGCCGGAAGAACACGGTCTATTCGGCGGATGCCTGGACCCCCACGGTTCCCCGTGTGGAGTATGAGGCGGACCCCAAGGCGGAGCGGCGGATCACAGCCAAACTGGACCAGCTGGGCGAGAAGCTGGACAAGCACTTCCGGGATAGTCTTCACCATGTGTCCTACGGCATGGACGAACTTCTGAACCGGTATGACGGAGAGACCGGTGTGATTGAACATGCCATGGACAACTACGGCATGAAGGCGGCGTTCCTGGAGGAACAGGGCCAGCATATCGACCCCGTCACCAAGCAGGTGGCAGAGGACCCCGGCTATTCCGAAAGCCGCGCGGAAAAATATGAGAACGTGGCAAAGGCCCTCGGCACCAGGGACCCGAACAAGATCGGATCCATGACGATGAAGGAGATCCGGGACCAGTACGGCGCAGAGCTGGAACAGGCGTTCCCGGGAATGACAAAGTCTCCGCTGCGCATGAGCGGAATCCTGAACCAGGTCCGGGCCTATCTGAACGCAGAGAGCGGCCAGGTGGCCTACAAAACCATAACGGATACCAAGGCCATGGAGCGGGCAGTGGACGAGGCTCTGGACAAGCCTAAGTATGAGCGTTGGGTCCGGGACCTGTTCTCCGGCCTGGAAGGGAACAGCGGCGTCTACAACAACAAGGAACGCTTTACACCCAGCGGGAACCGCCGGTCTTTCCAACAGACCCACTACCCTGCCACCCTGGAGGGAATCACCAAGGCCATGGTGGGGCAGAACGGCGGAGACAGCCGGAATGTTTCCGGATTCTACGGCGTCAAGAGCCTGCGTGCCGGTATGGCGGAACGGTTCAGAGATATTGCGGACATGCACAAGGCAGAGGGCCGTCTGCAAAATCTGACCCAGGCGCAGCTAGATAGTATTCAGGACAACCTGAACAACCGGCTTTCTGACCTGACCTCCCGGATCATAGCAACCAATCCGATCGGGAGCTATATGCAGCAGGCGGACGCTGTGGGGAATATTCTCATGGAGATCGCCGAGGGGAAGCTGCACACCATTGACGAGATCGAACGTGTGTTCAACAAAGAGTACCAGTACCATGTAGGAAATGAGCTGGCGGCAGACGTTCGGAACCTCTTGTTCGACGTGAGCCAGATGCCGGTGAACATGTTCGAGGCCAAGCCGGAGCGGGCCGTCGGCTTCGACGAGGTCCTGGCCGCCGTGGTACCGGACAACGCCAGCGAGAAGCTGGTGGACGCTCTGGGCGAGAAGGGCGTCCTGGTGATCCCCTATGAAGCCGGGAACGACACGGACCGGATCCAGAAGGTGAACAGCGTGGAGGGGGCTAAGTTCTCCCTGAAGGGTACGGCCATTGACAAGGAGTATGCGGACCTGGTAAAGGAGAACCGCATGCTTCGGGAGCGGCTGGATTACTGGAAGGGCCAGACGAAACTGACGAAGGAGGTCTCCATTGACAAGAAGTCGGTGGAGCGGGCGGCGAAGGGGCTGCTCAAGACCTATGAATCCGACCTGGAGCTCTCCGACTTGCAGGGCCACCTCCAGAGCCTGTATGACTACATTGCCAGAGGCTACGACGGGGAGGACGCAACCTACAAAGAGGCCCGCCGCCGGGCGGAGGCTCTTGCGACCGACCTGATCGACAATGCGGTCAGCCAGGACACGGACATGTATGAGCAGTATTCGGATCTGCGGCAGTATTTGAGAGACACCAAAATTGTCTACGGCTCCGAGTACAAGGGTGACATTCCGGATTTCAATGACTTCCGCAAGCGGAATTTCGGCAGGATGCGGCTGGGCACCGAAGGGAAGACCAACATCGACCAGGTGTACCAGGAAATGAGCTCCCTTTGGCCGGAGTTCTTTGACGAAGAGGCCCAGGCACACCCCACGGACCAGCTGCTCCGGATCGACGAGGTTCTGAGCCAGCTTTATGAGATCCATGAGGGGAACCCCTACTCCCAGTACCGCACCGAGGCGATTACGGACGCCACCAACGAGATCATGGAGACGTTCTTTGACCTGCCCCAGGCAAAGGCCACTTTTGCGGACAAGCAGGCGGCGAAGATTGCCGAGCTCCGGGCACAGAACCGGCAGAATGTGAAGGACGCAATTCTGGCGGAGCAGATGGCCCAGGGGAAAGAAATGGCAAAGCTGAAGCGGCAGTACAGCGAGAAGTCGGCCCGCACAAGGGAAAGCCAGACGGCACGGGAGCTCCGGGGCAAAATCGTCCGCCACGCCAACAGCCTGTCCCAGAAGCTCCTGCGGCCTACGGACACGCAGCATATCCCCGAGAACCTGCGGGGAGCCGTGGCAAAGCTCCTGGCCAGTATCAACCAGGAAAGTGCAAAGGCCGCTGCGGATGGCACCCCGACGAAGCGGACGGAGGCCTTCCGGGAGTTGAAGGAGCAGTACGCCAGGATCGCCGCAGAGGGCGGGGACGTTGTCGTGGACCCGTCCCTGTTTGGCGACGCCGGGGAAGGGATCAAGGGCGGATTTGATGCGGTCATTGCCATGGGGGACGAGAAGCTGGCAGATATGAGCGCAGCGCAGCTCAAGACGGTGTGGCAGGTGCTGAAAGCCGTGGAGCACTCCGTTACCAACGCCGGAAAGATGCTATCGGCTACGAAGTATGAGAGCACCCAGAAGTGGGCGGACGCATTTGCCAAGGATGCAAGCGCCAGAAGGCCCAGGAATCAGCGGCTTCGGAATCTCGGTCTTAGCCTGGAAACGCCTTACACCTATTTCTCCCAGTACGGAGAGACCGGAAAGGCCCTGTATCGGGCGCTCCGGAACGCCCAGGACCAGCAGCAGATCATCGTGTCCCACATCACCGAGGACGTGCAGAAGGTGGTGGATTCCAAGACCGTGAAGGCGCTGGAAAAGTCCTATCAGACGTATTCCTTCGCAAACGCCAACCTGACTCTTACAACGGCACAGGTGATGGACCTCTACAACCTCAGCCGCCGGGAACAGGCGAAGAACCACATCATCAAGGGCGGTCTGGTCCAGCCGGAGGTCAAAAGCGCCAAGATCGGACGGGGCACGGAAATCATCAGAATCACGGAAGGGAGTCTTAACCAGATCATCTCCAGCCTGACCCCGGAGCAGAAGAAAATTGCCGAGGGGCTGCAGCGCATTTCCTCCACCACCCTGGCGGACTACGGCAACGAGGCCAGCATGACGGCCTACGGCTACAAGAAATTCACGGAGCCCAATTACTGGCCTATCCGGTCCGCAAAGGAGGCACTGCACAGCAACGCAGAGAAGTCCCAGACCAATACCCGGTCCATCAAGAATATCGGCATGGCGAAGCCTGTGGTGCCCAACGCAAACACGGCGGTGGAGCTGGACAGCGTGTTCCGGGTATTTGCGGACCATGCGGCGGACATGACGGACTATGCGGCCTGGCTGTGCACCATGGAGGACGTGAACCGGCTGTTCAACTACAAGTACCGGGATTCCAAGGGCAACATGACAGGGCAGACCATGAAGGGCATCCTGGACCGAGTGGGCGGCAAGGGCTCCCAGGCGTATTGGTCCAAGCTCATGAACGACATTCAGAACGGGATCAACACGAAGGATTTCGAGCCCTTGACGGATCTCTTTTCCAAGAGCATCGGCAGCTTTAAGGGCGCTGCGGTGGGCGGTAATATCCGGGTTATCATCCAGCAGCCCACGGCGTTCTTCCGTGCCGCGGCGGTCCTGAACCCCGTGGACATGGCGAAGGGCCTGGCGACCGGCGTGACCAAGGGAAACGGCTGGAAGAAGGCACTGCAATATTCGGCTATCGCCATGCGGAAAGACGCAGGCGGGTTTGACATTTCTTCCCCCTATCGCATGAGCGAGACCCTGTTCGACACCAGAAGCAATGTCCGAAAGCTGAACGACGCCCTGTCTGCGGCGGCGGGAAAGGCTGACGCTGTCACCTGGGGCGCTCTGTGGAACGCCTGCGAGTGGACGACGCTGCGGGAAAATCCGAACATCACGAAGGGCAGCGCCGCCTTCTATCAGCGGACGGCGGAACACTTCGCTGAAATGATCGACCAGACCCAGGTCGTGGACGGCGTTCTTCAGCGGTCCAATGTCATGCGGGCCAAGAGCGAGATCGGCAAACAGGCGTCCTCCTTTATGGGTGAGCCGATCATGAGCCTGAACCTGTTGGTCCGGGCGTATGACCAGCTTCGGTACACCCAGGACAGCAAGCAGCGGGGGAAGGCCATTAAGACCCTTGGTCGGTCTGTGACGGCCCTTGTTGTCACAAACGCCGTGAACGCACTGGCCCAGAGCCTGGTCGATGCGATCCGGGACGATGACCCGGACAAGGACTACTGGGAGCGGTTCTGGAGCGCATTTACCGGAATCTCCGGCGACGAGGAAAGCACCTGGCAAAAGATCTGGAACTCCGTTATGGAGGGCAACTTCGGCGGGAACATGAACATGGTGGCCCAGGTCCCGTATCTGAAGGATGCACTGTCCCTTATCCAGGGGTATGACGTCAGCCGTATGGACACGGAGGTCATGGCGGACGTGATCCAGTCGGCCCAGGCGGTGATCCAGAACATTGACGGGAGCGGAAAGAAAACCCCGGGGTATGCGCTCAAGGAGCTGTTTGCCGCTTGCGCAAAGGTATTCGGAATACCTTTGGCGAACCTGTCCAGGGACACGTGGGGGGCGTTCCGCTCTGTTGCGGCAGACACCGGGAATATCCCGATGCAGTACGAAATGGAAAAGGCAATCTACAATATCACGAACGACAGCAACAAGAGCCGGTTCCTGGACATCCTGTATCGGGCCCTGGAGCAGGGAGACATGGACAGCTTCGAGCATATCCGCAAGGACCTTATGGAGCGGATGGGGGTTGACGGCAAGGCCATTGATTCCGGGCTGCGAAGCCGGTACGACAAGGCGGCCGAAAAGGACCCCGGGTACAGTCTGCCGGAGGCGGCCCGGGATCTGATCGGCAGCCGGGACCCGCTCTATGAAAGCCCTGACGTGGACACGTTCGGGCCGGAGGATCTGGACAACGCAAGCTACCGGAGCTATGCGAAGCAGCGGGCCAGCGGCTACCGTGAAATGGCGGACAACCTGGAGACCAGCCCCATCTTCATCGGGATGAGTGCGGAGAGCCAGGAGAACGTCATGAAGGCAGCCTACAACCTGGCGGAGAAAACCGCTCTGGAAGACAACTCCAACGGGCAGTATGAGATCAGCTCCAAGTGGATGCAGCTTGCGGACGATGCCGAAGAGGAAGGCATTGAACCCTGGGAGTACGTGCTGTTTCACGTGGCGTACAGCGAAATGCAGGGCACGAAGGACAAAGACGGCAAGACCGTCAAGGGAGAATCCAAGGGAGACCACGTGCGGGAATGGCTGGAAGATTACGACGACTTTACCGAATCCCAGCGTCGGTTCCTGTGGGAGACCGTATACAAGAGCGAGTGGTAACAACGGAGACCGGGCAGGGAAACCTGCCCGGTTTTTCTATTCAGGGGCGGAGAATCTATTCTGTGATGCTATGCTATATCCAGGTGAGGAGGGACTACACTATGAAAGGAACAAACAACATGAAAAACTGGATCTGCGCGCTGATCGGCGCAATCGGAGGGGTGATCGCCTCCGCCTTCGGCGGGTGGGACGCCGCAATTGTGACCCTGCTTGTGTGCATGGGCGTGGACTACATCACGGGCCTGATGGTGGCCGGGATCTTCCACGCAAGCCAAAAGACCAAGACGGGGGCATTGGAGAGCGGGGCGGCATGGAAGGGGCTGTGCAGGAAATTTGTAACACTGCTGGCGGTGGTGCTGGCCCACCGGGTGGACCTGATGCTGGGTGTGACCTATGTCCGGGACGCCGTGGTCATTGCGTTCTCCGCCTCGGAGCTGCTGTCCATCACAGAAAATGCAGGATTGATGGGGGTCCCCATGCCGAAGGTGCTGAGAAAAGCCATTGACGTGCTGAATGAGAAGTCTGGGGAGACGGAAGAACAGGAAGGAGAGAACGAAACATGAATTTAGTTGTGGACCTGAGCGAATTTCAGGATGGAATCAGCATGGTAAGGCTCAAGGCCGAGGGCGTGAAGGCGGTGATCCTCCGGGGCGGAGACGGAAGCTATAAGGACAGATGCTTTCGGGAATTCTACGACCAGGCCAAGCTCCGGGGGCTGCCGGTGGGTGCCTATTGGTACAGCCGGGCGGTGACCGAGGCCCAGGCCAGGGCGGAGGCGGAGCTGTTTTATACCGCCTGTCTCAAGGGCCGGAAGTTTGAACTGCCGATCTATCTGGACGTGGAGTGCGACGCCCAGGGGAGCATGGGCAGGAACGGCCTGACCGCCGTGATCCTGGCCTGGAGCCAGTATCTCCGGGAGCGGGGCTACCTATGCGGGGTCTACACCTGGCCTTCCTGGTTCCAGGACAAGATGCACCTGGATAAAATTGGACACCTGGAACGGTGGGTATGCCAGTGGTCCAGCGACCGGCCGAAGATCAGCCACGGCATGTGGCAGTTCGGCGGGAGCACCAACCGCCTGCGCAGCAATACCATTGCCGGGTACATTGTAGACCAGAACGACATGGTGACGGACTACCCGGCCATGGTGAAGAAGTACGGTAAAAACGGATACAAGGAGGAAAAGAAAATGTACAAATTTTATGAGGATATTCCCAGTTGGGGCCAGCCTGCGGTAAAGTCCGCTATGGACAAGGGTGTGCTGAATGGCACAGGAACGGAGAATGGCAAGCCGGTCCTGAACCTTTCGGAGGACCTGGTCCGAACGCTGGTGATCTTGCAGAACATGAAGCTGCTGTGATAAGAAATTCCCTCCTCTGGGGTGACCCGGAGGAGGGGTTTCGTGCATTATGGGGTGGAAACGATGGCGAAACAGGTTCCGTGGAACAAAATTATTTTGGAGGAATTTATTGATAAGGCATTACTAACCGAGGACGAGGAGAAGATCATGCGCACCAGAATCGCAGGATGGACCAGGGTTCAGCAGAGTATGGAGTTCGGCATGAGCCTTGCGACCATTGATCGGATCATCCGGCGGCTGAAAGCAAAGTACGATCATGCACAGAAGTACTCCCCGTTGCTTCCGGTCAGAAAAGAAAGCGCGGAGGAGTTGTATATGGACACCCATTGACAGTTTTTCGGGAGTATACCGGGAGGAAGGCGAGAGTTTTCCTTCCGTTTTTCTTTGTATCATTTGAGTATGAAGCGGCCACTTCAAATCAAAAATACGGAGGAAAAAACAATGGAAGTCGAGAAGAACTACGCCAGTAAGGGAACCGCCAATACCGGCCTGGGCTTTGGCATTGCCGGTACTGCTCTTTCGCTGCTGAACGACGGCGCCCTGGGCGGCCTGTTTGGCCGTAACGGCGGGCCCTGCGAGAGCGACCACAACGTGAACCGGTATGAGGCGAGCCAGGCGGCACGGATCGCCCAGCTGGAGACCGAAGTGAAACTTCGGGACGCCAACACCTACACCGACAAGAAGATGCTGGACATGTACCAGTATATGGACGGTCGGCTGCGTGGCATTGAGACGCAGATCTCCCAGCAGGCGGTGATCAACTCCCAGATCACGGCGAACATCTCTTGCATGCAGAACGAGCTGAATACGCTCTCTGCCATGACCAAGACCGTGATTCCCATCGGGAATGTGTGCCCGGAGCCCATGCAGCGGTACAACAGCTGGACGGCCCCGACCGCAGCGGCAGCTACCACCTAACCCCGGAGGCGGGGGCGGCATAAGCCGCCCCCCAAGGAGGACAACATGGTAACAATCAATCAGCTTCAATCCGGGTTTGCCCGGTTTATCGATCAGCAGCTTTCGGGGGCCTTTTCCGGCTGGCAGAAGGCGGTCGTAATCGGCGGCGGGGCGCTGATCGCAAAAAATATCCCAAACTTAGTGGACACCTATGCCAAGCACCCGGCAGTGGCGGCGTTTGGCGTTTACCATCCGGAGGACAGGACCGTGGATATTGACGCTCTGTACAATGCCATTACCCCGAACCTAGGCGGAGACAAGCTGCCGATCACCATCCCATGGATCGGCACGATAAAATTAGGCCAGGAGGACTTGGAAACCCTGTGCCGCTATATCAAGGAGGCATAACATGAAGGAAGTAAAGCTGCTCATGGAGCATATCGAAGACGAGATCCGGGACGCCCATACCTACGCCCAGCTTGCGGTTGAGTACAAGGAGCGGGATCCGGAAATGGCGGAACTGTTCTATCGGCTTTCCCAGGAGGAAATGAGCCATATGTCCATGCTGCACAAAGAGGCGGTGAAACTCATTGAAAACTACCGCCGGGAGAAGGGCCAGCCGCCAGAGGACATGATGGCGGTGTACGAATATCTCCACAAGCGCCACATGTGCGAGGCGGAGAAGGTCGGGGTTGTGCAGGGGCTGTATAAGCGGTGACGCGGCTGTAATTTGTCTGTAACTGAGAAAATGTGTCAGGAAATAACGAAGAATAATATGTAATAATGGTGGCAATATATCAGGATATTGACTGATAACTCAACTTATTTGAGAAAAGACGAGTATTCTTTTGCCTTTTAAGCAATGGGTCCGGGGTTCGAATCCCCGGCGGGTCACCAAATTAGCCCTCAAATCACTTGGATTTGAGGGCTTTTTGAGTTTCTTTTAGAACTTTTAGACGTCGTTTATTTGGGGACGTTTCCCAGTGTCTGTAACGTGTCTGTAACCGCAACGCTTGTGCCTGCGGCGACAATTTCATTTAGATCAAGATGTGTATACACGTCAACGGTGGTGGAATAGTCCGCATGGCCCAAAATCTTTTGTAGCAGCTCCGGTTTTACTCCAGACTGCACGGCCATTGTGGTGTAGGTGTGCCGACAGTTGTAGGGGGTCATTCCCTCGATCTTCAGCTCTGCCATGAGGTCCCTCCAATCTCGCTTGGCGAAGTTCGCACAGGACCGATTCCCTGGATAGCCGGACACTAGAAGGGGACCGCCCTTCTCTCGGGATTCTTTCAGAAGGGCCTGGTAGGCCGCAAGGCCGAACGGGCTGACCGGGATCACACGATCCCGCCCGGCCTTTGTTTTGGAGCCGGAGATAAAATAGTTTTCATGGCAGCTCCCCAAAGGGACGGAGAATAGTTCGTTTGGGCGGCAGCCGGTGGCGAATAGGATCATGGCGATTTGTGCGGCGGGGCTGTCGGACTTCCCTACGGCCTGAATTTGCTCGGCAGTGAACGGCTTCCGTGTTTGCTTTTGCTCGGCAATTACAGATACGAATCTGGCGTAGTTCGCTGTGGCGATTCCCTCACGGATGGCCCACTTGGATAGCTGGCCAAATAGCTGCACGACCTTCTCACATGTGGACTTTGACTTGCCGCGCTGTTCCAGATCGGAGATCACCGCCTGAAAATCCCCGGTGCGGAGTTTTCGGAAAGTTTGATCGTACAGCGCTGAGCAGCTTTTGTAGGCGGCTTCGTAGTTCGCCATACCGCTGGGGCCGATCTTCCGGCTGTGCTCCGGTTTCCACCGCTCATAGACCTGTGCGAATGTGAGATTGTACAGATCAGAAACTTCGGTGTCTGTCAGCCGGTCCAGTGCTTTCTGGGCCTCCGCTCTGGTAGCAAACACGCCGATGGAAACGCCGTCCTTCTGGGCCTCCCAGGGCTTTGCCCGGTTGCCGCTCTTCTTGAATACAGTTCCTTGCCCATTGGCTCGCTTCCGACAGTGCTTTTTTTCGGCTACCTGCTTTTTCCCGCAGAACATACAGTAGACGGATTCCTCGGGAATCTCCCGGTTACACTTGATGCAGCGCATGATCGGCCTCCTTGTGCTTGTTTTTATGCTTTACGATGAAATGGACCGTGACGAGAATGACGGATGTGATCCCCAGGAGCAGGAGGTACAAAAAAGGGGAGACCCCGGAGCCTTCCCGAATCAGACCATGGTATGGGTCGTTGACGTCGATCACGAAATATGCCACGAAGGCCAGGGCCAGGAAGATACTCAGCCCGGCCAGGCCGTAAATAACAGGCCTCCGCTCGGAAATACCGGCCTCCAGGCGGCTGGCGTACAGTTTGGTATATTCCAACTCCTGCTCTGCGGCCTCTAGCCGGTGCTGCATCTTCGGTTCCGGCGGGGACGTCTCCGCCGCATGGAACCCCGCCAGTTCGTCCAGGGACAGCCCCAGCGCCTCTGCAAAGGCGGAGATCATGGCGAAGCTGGGATTCTGGGAGGCCCCGGAGAAGAACTTGGCCACGGAGGACAGGGGAACGCCGGACTTTTCCGCAACGGAGCGGTTGGTCTCTCCTGCCCGGTCCTTGGCCTCCCGGAGTTGACGGACAACCTCTTCCATATTTGTCATGCACATGGCGTATCTCCTCCCCAAAGTTCCATTTACGAACCAAAGAGTTCCGGATTCTCCCCGGCTGTTCGGATCATGACCCGGATAATTCGATTCTTGCTCTTGCTATTTAGTCTCGCTTATTGCAAGATAATATTAACTTATTCGCCGGTATATTTCAAGAACAAAAATTCGACAAAAAGTGGCATAAGGAATTTAAGTTAAGGTTATGGGGCGATAAAAAGCGAATGGGAGCTGGAAGGAGAGATTTATCATGGAGGAACGACTGATCTTGAGAGAGGCAATTGCGGATCTTCTGCTGCGGCTGGACCGGGACCAGCTGCGGCGGCTGTATCGGGTTATCCTTATGTGGCTGCGGGAATAAAAAAGGGCGGGGGCATTTCTGCTCCCGCCTTTCCCGTATTTTATCTATGGGGCCGTGTCAGCTTTTCAATCTCATAGGTGCCGCCGTACCTCCGCCGCCCGCACAGGCCGCAGGTCACTTTACAGTCCGCACCACCGGCCACCTTACGCACCTTGTAGCCTTCCCGCATGACGTTGGCGCACCGGCCGCACAGGTCTACCTTCTGGATCATGCTGTCACCCCCTGAAATCCCTCCCGGATCACGCCGCCACGGGTGAGGAAGGCCACCACGTGATACCAGCCCTTGGGATGAACATATACCACGTAGCCCTCCATCAGGGGCTTCTGCCCGTTCTTCTCCTCACGGGCTCCGAACTCCGGCCGCCGCCGGACCTTCTGCCCGACCGTCAGCATACCGGTTCCTCCTGGGGCTCTCTCTGCCCCGTAGGCGGCGCTTCCGTTTCGCCCATATCCGTGTGGGGGCCAGGCTCGTTTTCGGCAGCCTGGGCGCTTGCAAGGGGCTCTCCGTCTCTCCTTGGCACTACGCCGATGATGTACAGGCCCTTCACCGTATCTCGGCGGGCATGCTGCTCATACTTGCCCAGGGTCTCCGCCACATCCAGCATGGGCAGCTCCAGCCGCCAACCAAGGGGAGAGGTGGGGTTTTCAGGGTCCGGCTCCGGCTGCCCGTACCGGACTGCCACCTGGGAGAGGATCGCCGTCAGCACGTTGTTCATCTCCATGGCTCCGGCGTCCGCCGCCGCCAGTCGCTGCTTCAGGGCCTCGATCTGCCGCCCCTGATCCTTGACCTTCTTCTGCCACCGGCCCAGCTCTTTCTTCTGGGCTTCGTCTTGCTTACTCATTCGTCTGTGTCCGTCCTTTCGTAGTAATCTTCCAGGCAGGCCGCCAGGGGGCAGCTGTGCCACCCCTTGGAGCTTGCGCAGTATCTCGTCCCGTACTTACTCATGGCCTCCTGATCGGGCAGCGCCACCCGGCCGCCCTCGCAGCGGATCAGGAGCTTCTCGTCGCTTTGGAAATAGGGGCATTGCCACGCCCGATGGGAATAGCCAGACATGGTGCTAGTCCTCCTCCCTCTCGCCGTAGCTGCAAAAATCGTCCGGACCTTCGCGGTCGAGGTGGGCTGAGCACCATCCCAGCCGCGGCTTATTGTAGTATCGGCACTCCCGGCAGCGCACCACCGGAACGGCGTCAACGGTGGGGGCGTGAGCAATAATGTCAATTACTGCGTTCCAACCGTCTGCAATCTCCGGCACCACAAAGGCCTCTCTTTTTGCCTTACCGATACCAAGCGCCTCCGCATCAATCAACCTCTGGCCCATGTTTACCGCCTCCCAATTATCGTGATATGTAATTGCCGCCCCAACCAATCAAGGCCGACCCTTGTCAGGTGGTATTCGGTCCCCCTATCTCGCTCAACCCGCAGGAGTTCATTCGGCAGCTTGTCAAGGAGCCTGTTCCCGCCCGGTACATCCGTGTAATAGTTGCGGTACGCTTTGTAAAAAGCTTTTCCATGCCGATGATATGGGCGCTCATTGTCTAGGCCAACCATGTGCTTGCATATCTCAATGACCCTGGACAACTCATCTCTCGTCATAGACATCTCGATCCCCATGTCTAACCCCATTTCTCCGAGGTGAGTGTCGTAGGCATCGGACCTCTTTTCGACCCAGCTCCGTGGATGTTTGCACCCCAGCACCCCGTCTTTGTGTACTAGCCCAAGATGGCCTTCTGCCTCCGGGCAAACATCCTCCGGATCAGATAGTGGGCAACAATCACACCGCATCGTCTACACCTCCGTCCATCCGTGCCCCGCAGTTGGGGCAGATCTCCACAGCGGTGGAAAGAGCTACCAGCGTCTCCTCCCGGCTTATGTAGTCATCCATCGTCACACCCCCAGGCCCTGAATCAGGACGTCCAGCCTGTCGCACAGGGCGACCAATACGGCCCGGTGCGCTTCCAAGGCCTCCTGCATGGAGCAAGCCATAGGATCAGGCGGGTCCACGGCCTCGATGCCCAGGACCTCCAGGTTGACCCTTGCCACTCGGGCATACGCCGTGTTTGCAAGGTCGGCAACGTCTGCCATAAGGCTTTTGATTGGGGCTATCCCGGCCACCTGGACCGGGCAAGCCTCCACCTTTGTGTTCATCTCATTCATGGTTGTTTCCCTCCTCCAGCATTTTCGCAATGTCTTGGTAAAAGCTCACGGTTTCCCCGCGTTCTGCGCACGTCTCACAATCCCGATTATTCTTCACGGCCCAGTTGAGCCGCCGTTCAGCCTTGGCAAGCTGGGCCTTGAAAAAGGCCAGCCGGGACTGCTCGTAGGTGATGATTTTAATCATTTCCCCTCCAATCCTCCCCATTGCTCCGCCATGGCTGCGGCGATGCCGGGGAATGTTTTGCTACGCAGTTTCGCACGGTCTTTCTTCCCGCCTACGTTGTACCACTTCGCCATAGATTTTCTTGTGCCCTTATAGCACCAAACCGTCATTTCCGGATTGCACTGGACGATATTTGTTGCAAGCAGAATCGGGAGATTTTTAAGCCATAAACAAATTGGCTTTCCGTTGTTGTGGCCAAACATGTACGGCCTGGCAATCTGATTGTACTTCGGCAGCAAAAATCTTTTCATGGGAATAGGGTTTTCAATGGCAATTCTTGGAATATCGCTATCATAAAAGGCCATAAAAAATGCAGCTGCTTCTTCTCCCTTTTTGATGCGCTCCGGGTGCTTCGGGATGTTTGCTGCTCCGGCTACCGTCAGGTACGTACACGGTGGGTGAGCTATCAGCAGATCCCAGCGGCCCACGTCATGGGTCTGCCCGTCCATGGTGGTTATCCGCCCCCCCTTGATAGCCTCCAGGGCGTCTCCCAGAATATGCCATTCTGGGTGGCCCCCGGAAGGCTCCTGCACATCGCAGCTATACGCTTCGTGGCCCCGCTCCCGGAAGGCTTTGCATACCGTCTGGGATTCCTCACAGGCTACAAGCACTTTCATGGCTGCGCCTCCGTCCCTGCCCAGAAGTTTGCAAACTTCCGCCCTACAATCACAGCATTGGCCCACTCCCGCTGAAACTTCCGCCACTCTGGGTCACGCTTTCCCTCCTCGTCTCGATACAGCATGGCAAAGGGCAGAAACCCCAGTCCCATGATTTGTTTGGCTCGTTTCTCCGCTGCATCCATGCTGTCCTCCGGGTATCCGCACAGCATATAGCACTTTACCTGATGGCTTTTCCAGCTAAGTCCTGCATCATGCAGCATACCGGACATTTCCCGCAAATGCTCATAGTCGTCCATGGTGTCGTAGGCGGTGTACATCGTATGCGGCTTCACGGACATAAGCAGTTCCGCTTTCCACGGGTTCATATATTCCGGTTCCAGCCCGCCGGAAAACACCGCCGGACGTTTTTGCCGTCGAAGCATCTCTATAACCTCCAGAAAATGATCGTCGCTGGTTGCCAGAATGTTATCGTCCAGGATATTCCATCCGTCTTGCACCGGCAGCTCGATCACTCGGCCCCAGGCACATTTCCCCACATCACAGAACCAGCAATCTTTGGGACAGCCCCTGCTTGTAATAACTACTCCCTCACGGAGATACAGGCCGGGTGTAAAGCTCTCGCTCATGCGATCTCCAAACGCCGGGCCGCCCACTTCGACTGGGACCCCTAACACTTGCCACGCCTCGAATAAATCGTCCGCTTTTGGAAGATCCCATGAAAACGTTACGCTGATGTGTACCTCCTCTGGCTCCGCCGCCATAGCGTACAGTGTAGGCGGCCCAAAGAATGCCAGCGGATCAGTGGGCGACATGGAGGTTTTTGTAGGAAACACACGGGCTACTCTCACGTCTCCACCACTCCCTCCGCCGGTTTCTTGAGCCAGGCCAGGCGGCACTCGGTGCAATCGTCGGCCCGGCTGCAATCGTCGGCATCAACCCCGGAGCAGGAGCGTGTCCCGAAGGACAGAAACTCCGCCAGCTCCTCGTCCGTCATGGCCCGGATTCGGTCGCCGTTGGTCAGGGGCTCGAAGCTGTCCTGGAGGGTCTCGCCATGGGCGCATGTATCACAAATCCACCAGCTATTCTGGTTCCGGCAGGTATCACACTTTTTCTCGCTCATAGTCCGTTCCCCCTCTTGTACGCCTCCATGGTGGCGTTGTCAGGCAGGCGCGATCCGTGGAATGTCATTTCCTCCTTGTCCTCCCA